GTGCTATCGGCCCAATACACCTTTACCCTTCCGGGCCCGGATGTATGCGGTTTAGTTGAGTTTCCCACAAGCCAGGCATATAAGCCAACTTGGGGCGTAACTCTCCCGCTACCACATCTCATTGCGAGACGCGGAAGCCTTAGTTCGCTACGCTGCAATTCAGGATTGTAGCGAGATTGACAGCAGAATCCCTCCTGACTCTTCGGTAAGCCGAAGTGCCCAAAAGGTACATGCCACCAATCTTTCGCGACCTTGAGAATGGCATAACTAGTTCGGAGTAATGAATTCCTAGCTAGTTCCTTACCGTTTTCGATAAGGGAAGTCCATTCTGGGTGACCAGAACAAGCGGGATACTTAAAGCGTGTTATGCGTATATCTACGCCACCATAAGTAAACGCACCACAACTCTCTCTTACGGGAGTGTTGATGCACGTCTTATTATGGTTCACTTTAAGCCCACAGGACTCAAGCATTTTGGTGACGAACACTGCAGAACCTTTCGGCACTACAATATCATCGCCAAACACACGCATAGGCAATCTGCGATCCCTGGGAGTATAGCACTTTGGGTAATCGCCCAAAATACTAATGTCTCAATAGGAAAGCATAATGCTGAACCCATGCTTGCAAAGCATGTAGGGACAATCAGATCCCCAGCGACAGAGATCTTTCTTGATCTATAGCGTGTAACTAGGGCGAAAAGCTCTTTCGGCAAGAGCAAACGACATAGTTTTAGCGAGACCATGTCGGAGGCATCTTTCAGATCAATTGTCGCAATGTCATCTCTTTTACAGAGACGAGCATTGTACTCTTGGTGTCTGAAGTTGATACTTCGCCGAGTAAGGGGATCGTGCTCGATAATGAGTTGTAAGGTTGACCAGATACCCTGTTGGGCAAACTGGAATTCCTTAGGCTCAATGCATATAATCCTTGGACTACGAAAGTCCTTCGGAACGCATACAGCACGCGAATATGGCTTACTAACACCTATCGGTGCGTTGTAAAC